CGTAGCTTTGGTCTGCAGAATCTCGTTGTGACGTGACTTACCTTGCCAGAAGCGATCATGCCACTCAACATAAATTGTTTTCACCCATCGCCCCACATTTTCGACTTCCAGCAAACGCGGCAATACAGTAAACTCTGCTCCCTCAATGTCGCACTTGATATAGATGGTCGCTTCGTCGTCCGCGTCGATGATTTCTTGCACCACTCGCTTTACGTCCATTGACTCCACGTAAAGCTCTTGGCATTGGTGCCGCTCGATTTCCGCCAGTGGCTCCATCACGCAAGTAGACGCAGCGCTATAACCAGGCAGCCACTTGAAAGTGATTAGGGCATCTTCTGTGCCAATAGCAGCATGAAAAGCCTGAAACGAAAGAAAGCGTTTTTCAAGGGAGGGAATGGCGGACTTATTTGCCTGTACTGCATGAGCAGACGGCTCAAACGTGAGAACATGCCAGTCATAGGGAGGCTCCTTGCCAAAAAATAGTTGCTTTTCAAACGTAAGCAAGCCGCTTTCGCAACCTGAATACTTCCCGCCATTGTCTAGGTAGTGGGTGCCAAGGTCCAGAAAGTATTTCACTGGTAAATCTGCCGATCTTGCCAGAGTTGATTGTAGTTGTTCGTACCCTTAGCCCCAAAAGCGGACAAGTCGCCACCTCCCGCAGGTTTGCCCCATGCAAGAATAGTTCCGTCTGGCAGAACGAAAGCAGTGTTCGTCTTGCTGTGAGTGGGTGTTAGCTGCAGGAAGTCGCCATAGACAAACGATGCCTGCTCGCCATTTTTTGCCAATGCTTGCCCTAGCACGGGAGTAGCAGTAGGGGACAATGGCGTGATGCCATAGTACCTGGTGGCCCAATTCTCCACCACTTGATCAATGGCATTAAGAAGCGCAGGATTGCCAGGCTTGGAAAACAATACTGCAGTCATGCACGCCCAGCAAGTGCCAGTAAACTTCTGAATCTCGCGGAACGCAAGGAAGTCAATGCGGTCGGCAAGCTCCACTGGTGAATGGAGCCTGATGGCAATGTCAAAGTACCAACCACCAACTGCGTAGAGGATGCAATAACGGCCAAGGTCAGCCTTGTTGGAATAGGAGCGAAGGCCGTCATAAGCCTTGACAACATTCCCTCCAAAGCGCTTAACAATGAACTCTCTCAGTGTTTCGTTGTTGTAGCGAACATAGTCCGCACCAAGAAAGCCCTGTTGAACTGTGCTTGTCAATTGCTCCAGCGCAGGAGGCAGTTCTTTGCCGCCTTCATCAGTCAGAAAGATTTGCGAAACCTGCATGATCAATTCACCTTCACTGGAGCGCCAAAACCTTTGAACTCAGGAGCTGCAACGGCAGGCTTGAGCAATTCATTGATATAGCCCAGCATCTTGTTAGTGACATGCTCCCAAGAGAATTGATCCTCATGAATGCGTGAATAGCACCACGCGCCATCATCGTTCATCTTGTCTCGATCTTCGTAGTATTCCGTGAGCAGTTCGGCAAGGTGATTGGGTGATACTTGCCCGCGCTCCAGTCCATAGTTCCTGTCGGTTTCCCAGCTTTCAATGCGAATGCGAGGCACGTCGCTAAAGATTTCCTTCAGGCTTGTGTGGTCTGGCACTAGCTGCGGACGGCCAGTGGCGGCATGTTCAGTGTTGACCAAGCCCCAGCCCTCACCCAAGCAAGTGTTGATACCCACGTCCACTGCGTTATACACCTTGTTGAGCTGCTCAATGGGAAGACAGTTATGCGTGGAGAAATTCGGGCTGGTGAGAATGAGCTTGCCCGCAGGGTCGTAGCCTGCGTCCCTAGCCACACGTTTGAACAAAGGGATCAGTTCCCAGCCCATATCTTTGGCTCCCATGTTGAGCCACAGGCGAGCATCAGGCTTGTCTTTTGCAAACTTGATAAAGCCCTTGATGGTCAAGTCAATGCGTTTACGAGGCTGGTTCCTGTTGCCATTGAATACAATGAACGCATCATCTGGCACGCCAACATCCTTCCGGCATTGCTGCTTGTCAATGGGGAAGAACTTGGTAAAGTCCGTGCCATGGCCCACAATTCCAACGGGACGCTCATAGCCCATCTTCACAATTTCGCCCTTGGCAAACTCTGTGTAGGTGACGAGCTTTTCCCATTTGTTCAGGGCAGGAAGTAGCTCAGGGAATAGTCCGTAGGAGTCGATGGGAGTGTAGACGCAGGTTTTGAAGCCTAGCTTCTCTTTCAGTGGCTCGATCTTATCAACAAGCGTGACCGCCACCCAAATGTCATTGACAATAAACACCACGTCAGGCTGAATGGTTTGCACCAGTTCAGCAATGCGATGGGAACCGAATGGGTCGGAGCCATGCGCCATCGCCGGAAACATCTGACAATGCTGCTGCATTGGGGAAGGGTCCCCGTGATGATTGACGCACAGTGCAAACACGTCATGATCTTTGGCGAGGGCGGGAATGAGATATTCGGCCACCCTGCCGAAGCCCGTCTGTACGCCAACGTCTCCGCAGTAGAGGATTCGTGTCACTGAAAGAAAGAAGCTCGCTAGATACTAGGGCCTCTTCACACGGGAGCATTAGGCGCTTGCTGACGGTAGAACTCCACTCGGCATTTGCACCGTGCCCTGCATTGACAACGCTGCCCTGGCATCGGGAGGGTGCCGATGGGGACAAGGCCGCGAGCTGCGTAGGCTGGGCAATCAGCGCAGTGCCGGGCTTGTGGGTCGAGGATGCGGCGCATCAGTCCATAGCCTTCCGCTTGCTTCCGAAGCTCCAAACCCTGCCAGTAAGAGCCACGTACACTTTCAGCGTACAAGCTGATACGAGCAACAGCCATGGCAGGACTAGCGCGGCCAGCCAGAACGTCATTAGCAAAGTCCTGTAGATAAGCGTATTCTGCACGAAGCCTTTGACCGATGCGGCCATATTCGACACTGCCCATACTGTCCTTTCCGCCATGGCCAATGATTGCTGTCTGAATGTGAGCTGCCTTGATGGCTTCCCTGACGCTGCCTTGCCATTGCTCCAGCGTGATGCTGCCATCGGCCATCATCTTTGTAACGCGCCTGAGCGTAGTGTCCAGCCTGCCAATGCGGCCATCTACTAAGGCTTCAACAGCCTTCTGGCTCATGAACCGTCCTTTCTCGTTGCGGTAGCGTCCAGTACGTTGGTCGTAAGCCCACGCAGCGTCCAGCCTAGTGGCCAGCACGGCTTGAGACAGCCCGCTTAGGTCATTCAGCATTGTCGGCCTCTAGCAGCTCTTTGAACTGGGCTGGAGCCTCTGCTTTCCATTGCTGCAGGGCCTCGGCAATGTCCTCTTCAGAAATGAGAGCCGCTTCGTCAACGCCGCCCAGTACCAAGCCACTTGCCTTGATTGCTTCTGCATCTTCCTTGAAATACTCGGCAGTGGTCTTCTTGCCTTTGAAAGCTTTTTCCATGGAGCCGTGCTTGCGCTTGTAAAGCTCCTTGTACTTGCGCGTCACATAGGCTCCCGCCACTGCGCTGGGCCAAGTCTTGAATTTGCTCTTGGCGGCGGCAATCGCCTGTTGGTGAAGCTCTTTGTCCGTAAATTCCACGTCGCCGCGTTCATGCTCTAGGTCGCCTTCCAGAAATAGTCCAGCAGCGTCTTGGACTTCTCTGGAGCCGTCCATTGGCAGTGTGCCATTCTCTTGATTTAATGGATCGCGTCCGCCAGGAGGCACAGCACCTCCCACTTTGGGAGCAAGCATTGCATCGTTGGCCTTGAGCGATGGGTCAAGGGCGGTTTCCATTGACCACTCAGAGCCCCCGTAACGTGCCTCTCGCACTTCTTGTGGATGGAGCACTCCCAGTTGCAGCATCCTGCCGTCCACGGCTGCCACGCGGGCTCTCACGTCGGCCTTTTCACGCTCATTCAGTTCAAACAAGTCATTGAAGGAGATTCTCCACGATTCGGGCAGTTCGCCATTGGTCGGCCCATTCTTGCTCAGCATGATCATTTCCATCAGCTTCTGCAAAGGCCGCTTGTAATGCGCTGCCTGGTAATCACCAAGGAACTTTGCAAAGTCTCGCTCTTCGCTTCTACCAGTGGCACCAAGGCCGCTTGGGCTCTCGCCAAAGAGAATCGTATGGGGAATCTGTGAGGCGCCAATAATGTCAATGCGCAGCTTTTCCAGCACGTCGCCAATGCCGCTTAAGTTGCGTGTAACGTAATCAAGTTCCTCGCGCTCGGCGTCAATCGCATAGCCGCGATAGATGCTCTTGCTCATGTCATTCAGCACTAAACGCTGCCTGACATCACTCTCCTTTCCCGCAGCAAGCATTGTGCTCAGGCCGCGCAGCTTATGCACAAACACGTCAAACTCAACCAGCACTGTCGCCGCAGAATTGAGGCCAGTCCAATAGTGCCGGAAGCTGTCGTAGATGGTCTGCAAGCTGCTCATTCCCCACCCATAGTTCCTTTGCCTGATGCGATAGGGCAACCATTCGCCGTCGAAGCGCAGAATCCTATCCTTGTGGATCTTTTGCAACTGCGGCTGTTGAATGAGATCACCTGAGATGATTTGGTAGTACGTCGCCTTGGAGTAGTCGTATAGGTTTTCCTCGCTGATAACTGGCGCAATCTGCCAGCGATCAAGCACTTCCATTCCTTCAATGGCGCGAATGTTGCGCTTGTCTACTGGCTGATTCTCCTCTCGCCCATCGTCAATGTAGAGCAGAATCACCGAGCCGCCATACAGCCTGGCGTTCTTGCTGGCAAGCATGAAGTGCTCAAGAATGTAAAGGTCTTCGATGGTTTGCTCGATGCCCGCTACTTCCTCTGCTCTAGCGCCATCACCACCAAACAACACTTTGTAGCCTTTGCGCGTAGATTGCTCTGCTACTACGTCAATGACGCGCCTGCATATCCACTCTCCATAGAGATTTTCTAGTTCCTCCTGTGCGAGGAATACGATGGGCTGGGTAGAAGTGTGGCGGCTTTTATCTCGGCTCGTCCCCATCCCAGTTAAGACGTTCGCCAGTGAATCGGCCCTAAGCCCGTTTTCCGTGGCGTGTCCAAGATCAACTACGTCGTCTGCCATTGATTCCCGCGGCTAGTCTCCCCATTCTAATAGTGGTTATCATGGCGACGATACCCACGCTTTTATGGCCCCCACTCCCATTCTTTTCACATTCACTGACGAAGAGCGGCAACTAGCGATGGAGGAAGGCCATCGCAGGCAGGCTGTGAACGAAGCAAAGGGGCTGAGAGGCCGGAACAAGGGGCCAAGGCTTGGCGATGAAGCATTGAAAGTGCATTTGCTTGGTGCGGCAGGGGAAGTCGCAGTGGCCTCTTTCTTAGGGCTAAAGCATGAGCTGTTCAAAGAGACTGAGGCAAAGCGCGGCAGTGAGGATCTGCCAGGTATAGATGTCAAAACCCGGTCGAAAAGTTATTACGATTTGATTGTGCAAAAGGGAGAATGCCCTGAGCGAAAGTTTGTGCTTGTGACTATTGATAGTGGCGAGACGCTGCTTCATGGCTGGTGCTATGGAGAAGAAGCCATGCAAGATAAGTTTTGGGCTGATCCTGCGCGAGGCAGGCCAGCTTTTTTTGTACCCCAGTCGTCGCTGCGACCTATGAAGACCCTGCGATGACGCTTTCTTGTTCAGATTTTGCGCAGCACGCGCTCGGCCTTTCTCTTTGGGACAAGCAAAAAGAAATCCTTGACGAGCTGTTTGAGGATAAGATCAACCATGCTGTCTGGTGTCTCGGCAGGCGCAGCGGCAAATCGACCATGGCGGCGGTTGCGGCTGTCTATATGGCGCTTTGCCAAGATGACTACTTCAAAAAGAGGGTTCGTAAAGGCGAAAACTACTACGTGGTGACGATTGCCAACGACCTCAAGCAGGCAAAGATTGCTCTTGACTTTATCCGACAGCTCTTAGTCAACAGTCCATTCGAGCAAGAGATTGTGAGAGAAACAGCCCTAGAGATTGAGCTGTCAAATAAGTGTATCTTCCAGGCAATCCCTGCTTCTGCAAGGGCTTCGCGGGGTAAGGCTGTGGCCTTGGCAGTTTTTGACGAAGTTGCCTTCAGTTTAGATACAGACGCCAATAGAGGCGCAAGGGCGCTATTTGATGCCCTTTCTCCTGCCATTGCTCAGTTTGCTCCTTATAGCAAAATCCTTGAACTTTCTTCCCCTTGGCTCGCAGATGGCGTCTTTCATGAACATTTTATGCAGGCCAAAAGCGGCGAGTTTAAGGGCATGGCGGCGCGCCAAATTCCCACATGGGCTATAAACCCAGGGCTCAAGTGGGGCTGTGATTTTCTAGAAAATGCACGCAAGAAAGATCCTGAAACGTTTGCTGTAGAGTTTGGCGCCGAGTTCAGGAATAACAACTCAACGCTCGTTGCCCCAGAAGTGATTGATGCCGCAGTCAACAAGGATCGCACTACGCTCGTTCCCCAGCGTGAACTGATGGGGACTTACGTGTTGGCCCTTGACCCGGCGCGAGGAGGCAAAGGGCGGGATGACTACGTGGCTTGCATTGTTCACTATGAAGGCGACAGACTTGTAGTTGATAAATTCCACGAATTTGAAGCCAATTTTGAGATTGCAGGAAAGATGGAAGTAAACATTGCGGAAGTGGAGTATTGGATTGCTGAACAACACAGAATGTACGACTTTGAAAGCATTGCGCTTGACCAATACAACAGCGCATCAACCATTCAATCTCTATCTAAGTCATTCCCAATCTGCGAGCTTACGTGGAGTGTTTCAACAAAAATGAAGGCTTTTGGTAAACTAAAAGAACTGCTAAATTCTGGCCTAATTGAATTGCCCAACCACAAGAAAGCTATTTCTCAGCTCAAAAACCTGGGAGTAATTTACAGGGCAAGTGGACAATGGACGGTGACTGGTGGTAAAGAATCGAGCATTGATGACTATTGCTTCTGCCTGGCCGCTGCTATTCTTCAGGCAACAAAAGAGGATTCCATCGACTGGTTAAACTCGCTTATCCGATAACCTCCGCTACAATTTTCACAAATGCGCCTTTTTCGCTTTTCCTGAAAATCCCAGCAATGAACATCTCTCTTTCTCTTAAAGAAGCAACCTTTCTGGTTGCATTGCTGGAAGCGGACAGGCAGACTGCCTTGCAGCTCTTGGCTGCAGAGCACTTTTACCAGCCAGAATTGCTACCGAAACTGCGCAAGCTAGAACGAACGCTAAAGAAAGCGGAAGGCTGATGGTCAAGCTTTGTTTTTCCCGGTGCGGCATTTGTCGGGAAATCGTTGTGCCTTTTGTAGAGGCCAGGCGCGTAAACAAGAGGCTATGGGAAGAGGGCGCAGCAGTGTTCTGGACGGAAAGACTGTGATATGCTGACGAGGCTTCCTGCAGGAGCCCGTTGGCCAACGGTTAAGGGATTCCGTTCCCCAGTATCAAGAGGGAGCAGGGCCGACCCTGCTTTAATCGTCGTACAAAGAGGCTTGAAGAACCTCTCGACACCCTCTTGCTCTGCTGCCCTTGTTCGCCATTCGCAAACAGCGAACTGCCTTATTGCATTTCCTGCTCTATCAACCAGTCTTTCAACTCCGCAACGTAGGCCCTGAGCGCAGCAGCTTTCTGCTCATGCCACGTAAGTCCAGTTTGTAAGTACAAGGCAGTGTGATTGTCAATGGCACGAAGGCATTGATGAATGCAGGCGTTCCATGGCTCCCTAGTGGGAGTGTTGAAAGTGCGCCTTTCGGAAGTCACTGCCCAAAGTAAGCCCTGATCTTCTCCAATGGTACAGGGGTGAAATCGTTGCGCTCCAGGCAGCTATTAAAAAACCGCCTGTCTACTTGCCCATCGTCCGTGTAAACCAAATGGCTATGCAAGTGGCCATGTACGTTGCCGACGTAACGCCCAGACAGGTTGCACGGATGCACGGGAATATGCGTATAGATCAAGCCTTCACGAAAGAATGCTCCGCGAATGTCGTGGAAATACGGCAAGTAGTCCTGAAGACGGTAAATGTCGTGATTACCGCGCACCAATACCTTGCTCCCATTGAACCGATCTAGGAGCTTTAGCGCTGAACGAGGGATTGCCACGTCGCCCAAGATGTAAATGCGATCCTTTGTGTTGACCATTTTGTTCCAGCGATCAATCAAGGTTTCGTGCATTTCTTCAAGTGAAGAAAACGGGCGCACCGAAGATCCATCAGGATTGATAAACTCAAGAATCTTGGAATGGCCTAGATGAAGGTCTGATGTGACAAAAGCGCTCATGGGTTGCGAGGTGGTGGGTTGGGCATGCCTTGCTGCGAAAGTGGCTGATAGCCGGAGCGCCGGAGCTTAAGCGGCGGCGGCCCGCTCGGCCTCTTGGTGTTTTCGTGGTTGAAGCTGCGGCGCCAGTCAGGATCTTGGTCACGAGGAAGAGGTTTGCCGAGGATTCGCCCCCAGAACATGCCAACGCCTAGTCCAATAGCAAATCCAGAGAAGTAAGACGAAACGCTCATGACAGTTTGCTAGAAAACTTGTAACGGCCTCCGTTCATGCGTTTAATGAACTCTCGGCTAGGAATGAAGGATGGCACCACATGCGCGGGCACTTTAATGATGCGTCTTGTGACGGGCAGTTCGTACTGCCTTGGTTGATGAAGGCGAGGAATGAACGAGCCAAAGCCAGGAAGGCTCACGCGATGCTCTTTTGCCATCATCGCCTCAACAATCACTTCAAAGAACGTGTCAGTGATCAGGATGGCACGATGGTAGGGAATGTCGCATCTTGCAGCGACGAGACTAGCCACTCTTGTCCTGTTCATCGCTCGCTCTCCCACACCACTTCTCGCTTGATTGGAGGCATGTCCTCTTTTTCCTTGCACTCGTCAACGTAAGCCTTGGCACCTTCAAGAGTCAAGTAAACGTTAACCCATGTCCAAATAAATGGCCACGAAAAGCGCTCTACGTCGTAAGTGGCTGTCTCGGGATACTTGACACTTGGACGACGAACAATGCGGTAGCGGGCCATGATGAGGGTCTGGTTGCTGCCACTATACCAGAAGGGGAAAGGACGGAATCGAACCGTCTACGCTAAGGAGATTTAGCCCCCTCAGCAGCCAGAGCCCGGTCTGGCATCTTTCCCGAAGGCCCCAAGTTTGCGCATCGTTGAGAGGCGCAAACCTGGGGCGCCGCAGGAGGCGATCAACCCTCCTGGCCTGCCGAAGCAGGACTTGAGGCCCGATGCCGAAGCAGAGCGGGATCCGATGCCGAGGCAGAGCGGGAACACAACCCGGAGATTCCTACTATCGCGTCTAGCGCGGATTCAGAACCAAAGAAAGGGTTGTGGGCGAGGGTGGGTAGCCCGAAAGTGGCAATTTGAAATTACCGGACAGGCATCCACCCCCATTTCCGACGTTTGCTAGGTTTTCCGGTTGCAACGTTGGCCAACTCCCCGGAAACCGCCTTGCTGCTAGAGCAGGGGCTTGCGACAGTACCGGCAGGCAAGCCCGTCGCATCTGTCGCTTGAAACTATAGCACAAAGCCCAGGAGGGACTTGAACCCCCATCGCTGTCAGTACTTCCACTAGCGTCCTAGGGAGAGGTGCTGGAGCCGCCTTATCCAATTGGTTCGCACTGGGCTGGAAGCCCTGCAAAGTAGGGCGCGGCCTATTCACCTACCGTAGGCAGGCAAATTTAGCGCATTCGTTTCAAAGAAACTTGGCATTACGCTTGCTTTCGTCTCATTCAATTCAGGCGCTTTTCCATGGAAGAATAGGCTATCGCTTTGACGAAGCCAGAAGTCTTTGTCCAAGTATTTGTTGGACGACTTGCCTAGCTTGTCGTAAATCCACAATGCAGTCATCTTGCGGAGCTTGTTCAGGCTTTCGCCATACTTTTCTCCTGCTTCTTTGCAGATTTCCGTATGACAGAAAGCGTGACAAATCTCATCTCTTGAAATGTCGGACGCAACAGTTCGCAGCCCTTTGTCACCATTGAAACGAAAGAACGGCAGGATCGTGAAGAACAAGCTCCGCTCAAGAACAGCCACCTTGGCAATGGGGTGGGCAGGATGATCAATCCATGCTTGACGAATCTTCATCGCCTCTGCTTCAGCTTTCTCGTCCACGCCATGTGCAGCGGCCACGTAATTCAACGCAATGTCATGGCGCTCCTCGTCGAGAATGTTGCTCTCAATGCTTTCAATAAGGCCAGGCGTGCTCGGCAGATCGCGGTTGAGTCCTTCCAAGAGCATGTCCTTCACGGGAAGCTCTAGGTGGCGGATTGCAAGGGCACGGAAGATGGTTTCTTCAGAGCCAGGTACAAGATTGCCTTTGGTAACGGGCACGGCCTGCCAGGGGCGCTTGCGGGCAACGGCAGAGAAGTAGTCAAGAACGGCCATCGTTAATCAATGCGAGGAAAAGAAAAGACAGAAAACAAAGGGCCGACACTTCGGCCCCATGGTCATTGAGAAGGTGGTTGAAGATCATTCTGCGCAACTCGCGCAGAAACCTCCGTCAATCGAGCAAGATGCTTGCTCCTCTTCACTGTCCAAGCTAAAGAACTCGGTCAGACTCTCTTCCAAGTCTACTCCAACATCATCCTTGGCTTGAGTGCCACTTTGCACTTGCAAGGCGTAGTAGAGAGAGGTTTGCGGACTTTCCAGCCATTCCTTCAGGAAGTCTTCGTCGCAAACCACCATGTCAGACCACCAGTTAAGGGAGTAGCCGTGCAGGAGGCCAGTGCGCTCCATGAGTCGCATGATGCCATCTGCCACTTTGCGGAAGGCTTCCCAGCCCACTTCCTCGGCAATCTCCACTTCACCGTAGTAAAAACGCTCTACACCCATCGTTTCGCTGTCACGATCAACGACACGGGCAATAGGAGGAGCAATTTCAGGGGCGGTGGTAAAGCCGCGAGAGTCGAGGTAGCGGTAGGAGCAAGAGGCGGTGGGAGCAATGGCAAAGGCGCGTTCCATATTGTACGAGCGTGCCACCTCTGCAGCAGATTCAATTGCATTGTCAAAGGCGCTTACGGCATCGCCAGCCTTTGTCTCATACCAATAATCCCATTGCTCCGTGCCAAGCGTGTAGCTCTCTAGGGCGTTACCAAAATCTTCGTAAGAAATGCCATGAATGGAAAGGAAGTTGGCAAGGCCAAGAATACCTAGGCCCACCTGTCTGTCCTCTTCAGGCGGGAGATATTCACTGGTGCGACCCACTCCAGTACGAGCATGAAGCTCGCAAACCTCTTTCATGCCAGCAGTAAACGCCTTCTCTAAATCATCAATGCCACATGCACCTGCGTTAATATGTTCAAGGAGGCAAGTTCCCCGAGACGGCATAGCCACTTCGAGACAAACCTGGAAGAAAACTCTACTCCCAAAACGATCATACTTCTTTTTGACAAGCCACACGTCCCCATTGGAGATTGCCTGAATTAGTTTAGTTCTAAACTCAGGCGTGGTGCGCTCAAAAAAGTACTCGTCTACGTTGATCGCACGTTTTGCCCATTGCAGCTCTTGTCGTGTCATGGAAATAAATTCCATAGCATCGGGATGGTCGTAGTCAAGATGAAGCACTACAGCCCCATTCTTAAACTTGCCACCGCGACGAAGAATCTCATTGAGCGTTGAATAGATTTTGCCAAAAGAGCATGGTCCTGAAGCAGTAAGCCCTTTGCCGTTCTGTTCACCTCGCGGACGCAAGTTAGACAAATGCACTGCCACGCCAGCGCCATTACGAAGACCATGGGAAGTGAATCGCCAAGATGCTTCAATGCCATCACGGCCTTCCATTGAATCTTCAACGACAATTACTGCACAGCTAACCGGCAAGCGCCCCTCAGGGTCTTCCATCCAGCTTTCCACTCGTCCAGTGCGGGCAATCTTGTCGCAACGTGCCTTGTCCTTTAGCGCCATAGACGAAAAAGCCCGCGCAAGCGGGCGAGAATCAACAGAGGCAGACTAGCGCAGGACAGGGCTTCTTAACGGCTCAATCGCATAAGCCTTCA